GCCTGTTTCTCTTCTGTACAAGTGCAGAAAGTGCGCCCGCACTCGTACCGGGGGCCCGCCTAGCCATGGGCCCGACCCCGAAGCCCTCGGCCTTGCGCCAGCGGCGGAACCGCGTCAGCACCGCGGCCACGCTGCCGGCGGCCGGGACCGCGTCGGGGATCGCGGCGCCACCGTTGCCTGTGCGCGGGTCCGACGTTACGCCGTGGCACCCAGAGACCTTGGCGTACTGGGCTGTGATCTGGGCTTCCGAGATGGCCGGGGAGTATCTGGACGCGGACGTGCCCGGGCTGGTGGCCCTGATGAAGCTTCAGGACCGCTTCAACTACGGGGCGCACGAGCTCGCGGCGGAGATTCGGCTACAGCGGCAGTGCTTTGGGCTGACCCCGATCGACAGACGGCGGCTCCAGTGGGAGACGGGGAAGGTGGAGGACGCGGAGCGCCGCCGGCCGAAGGGTGGAGTGATCCCGCAGCCGACGCGGAAGAATGATCCGCGGAAGGGCCTGGCCCTCGTCAAATGATAGTCACGGTTCCCAAGTACGACGGGAAGGCAAAGGCGTGGCCCACGCTGGGTCCGTACGTCTGCCAGTGGATCGAGGACAACCTCGTCCACGGGCCGGGGGACATGCTGGGCGAGCGCATCACGCTGGACGACGAGAAGAGGATGTTGATCTACGCCTGGTACGAGGTGTTCCCGAATAGCCACGCCCGCGCCGGGCGCCGTCGCTTCAAGCGCGTGGCCATCTCGCTCAGGAAGGGGCTGGCAAAGACTGAGCTTGCGGCGTTCATCGCGGCGGCCGAGTTGTCCTCGTTCGGTCCCGTGCGCACGGTAGGCTGGGATCGCAAGGGCTACCCGATCGGGGGCCCCATCGTCGACCCCTATCTCGCCCTCGTGTCGTACACCGAGGAGCAGACCGAAGAGCAGGCGTACGGTGCGCTGCGCGTGATCCTGACCGAGTCGCCAATCGCCAAAGACTTCGACATCGGGCTCGAACGGGTGATGCGCAAGGACGGACACGGGAAGGCCGAGGCCCTCGCCACTTCGCCGAACGCGGCAGACGGTGCCCGGACCACGTGGCAGCTATTCGACGAGACGCACAGGCTTTCCCAGCCGAGGCTGAAGAAGGCCCACGAGACCATGCTGGCCAACGTGGCGAAGCGGCGCACGGCTGACGCCTGGACCATGGAGACGACCACGGCCTTCGCGCCAGGCGAGAAGAGCATCGCGGAAAGCACGATGGAGATGGCCGAGGCGATCATCGCCGGCAAGGCCAAGGATGACGCGTTCTTCTTCTTCCACCGTGCGGCCTCGGATGGGCACGACCTGACCACGGCGAAGGGGGCGCGAGCCGCGGTGGTGGAGGCGAGCGGGCCAGACGGGCTCAAGTACGGCGACCTCGACGAGATCGTGCGGCAGATCCTGCACCCTCCCAACGGTGATCAGTCCTACTCCGAGCGGGTCTGGACGAACCGGCTCGTGAGAAGCGCGGACAAGGCGTTTGATTCGGTGCGGTGGAAGCATCTGGCGAAGCCCGGGTATGTGATCCCGAAGGGCGCCGCGGTCACTCTCGGCTTCGACGGCGCCCGCCACCGCGACGCCACGGCCCTGATCGCAACCGAGATCATCACCGGAGTGCAGGTGCTGCTTGGGCTCTGGGAGCAGCCGTTCGGCGAGGCCGGCAAGGAATGGGCGGTACCCGAGGACGAGGTCTCCGCGAAGGTGGCCGAGGCGTTCAAGACGTTCAAGGTGTGGCGGCTCTACGCGGACCCGCCGTACTGGGAGACCACGGTCAACAAGTGGGCGGGGGAGTTCACGGAAGACCGTGTGATCTCGTGGGCGACGAACCAGGAGAGCCGGATGGGTCCCGCGGTGCGCGCCTACTCCAACGCGATGCGTGACGGCGATGTGAGCCACGACGGAGACGAGCGATTCGCCCGGCACATCGGCGCCACGTACCGGCGGACGGTGAACGTCCGGAACGACAAGGGCGAGTATGAGCCGTTCTGGGTGCTGCAAAAGGAGCGGAAGGATTCGCCGAACAAGATCGACGCGGCGGTGGCTGGGGTGCTGAGCTGGCGGGCGCGGCTCGATGCACTCACGGCCGGGATGGCTACCGCCGGAAAGGGAATGAACGCGCGGGCCTCGCGCGGTGAGGAGGTCTTCCGCTCATGGTGAACACGTTCCGTCGCGCGTGGCATTCGGTCCGGTCGTGGGTGGTCCAGGGGCTGAGCCTTGCGAGCCACGGGACGGCCGGCTGGTTCGGGTATCGCCAGACGCTGTCCGGGATCTCCGTGTCGGACCAGACCGCCCTTGAGGCCCCGTCCTACTTCGCGGGCGTCAGGAACGTGTCCGAGGACTTGGCCACCCTCCCGTTGATTACCTACCGGCGAATCGACGAGACCCGGCGCGAGCGAGACCAGGACTTCTACCTCTACTCGATCCTGCACGACCAGCCGAACGAGGAGCAGGATTGCGTGCAGTTCCTCGAGATGCTCCAGGCCTGGGCGATGATGCGGCGTAACGCCTACGCCGAGCTGGTGCGGGACGGTCGCGGGCGCGTCGTGGCGATGTGGCCCCTGCCGTCGAATCGGGTGAGCATGCGCCGGTTCGAGGGCGAGCTCTACTACGACGTGACCCTGCCCGCCGGAGAGAGGGACGAGACCACGGGTCAGCCGTGGACCACGCTCCGCCGGGATCGCATGTTCCATCTCAAGGCGTTCACCCTGGACGGGTGCTTGGGCCTGTCTTCGGTCGAGACCCATCGAGAGTCCATCGGCCTGGCCTTGGCCCTGGAGCAGTACGGGGCCGCGTTCTTCGGGAACGACGCGACCCCGGGCGGGTTCGTCAGCACGCCCGGCAGCCTGACGGATGAAGCCTACGCGCGCGGCAAGGCCCAGATGGAGGAGCGCGGCGGCTCGGCCCGAAGCGGCGGCGGGATGTCCAACAAGCACCGGCCGATGCTGCTGGAAGAAGGCGCGAAGTGGGAGACCGCGAGCGTCGAGAACGACAAGGCCCAGTTCATCGAATCCCAGGCGAACTCGACCGAGGTTATGGCGCGCATCAACCGGGTGGCGCCGCACAAGATCGGCGACCTCCGCCGGGCAACCTTCTCCAACATCGAGGAGCAGGGCCTGGACTACGTGTCCTCGACGATGCGGCCCTGGTGCGTCCGGTGGGAAAAGGCGTTGCTGACCCAGGTGTTCCTTGCGGAGGACCGGCGCTCTCATTACCCGGAGTTCCTGATCGACGCCTACCTTCGTGGTCGGTCGATCGACGAGGCCAACGCGCTGAACATCCAGCGGCAGAACGGGGTCATCAACGCGGACGAGTGGCGCCGGCTGAAGAACATGAACCCGATCGAGGACGGGTCGGGGAAGGTCTACCTGGTGCAGGGGGCCATGATCCCGACGCTCCAGGCCGGCGCCCCGAAGCCCCCAACGAAGACGCCAACGGGTACGGCCCCGGTGGACGTAGCCCGCACGTTCCGGCCCCTGTTCGTCTCCGCCGCGGAGCGCTGCCTGCGGGATGAGGCCGCCTACGTGTCCAGGGTGGCCGACAAGGGACTCGCCGTCTTCGAGGCCAAGGTGTCCGAGTTCTACCGCTCCGGATTCCGTGAGGCGGCGCGGTCGGCATGGATGCCCCTGGCCGTTGCGATCGGGGAAGCCGTGCGGGGTGCCGAGGGCCCGGACATGGGCGAGTGGGCCGAGGGCTATGTCAGGTCGGCAATCGAGGCGCGGCAAGCCGAGGCGCTGGACGAGCTCCGGGCACTGGCCGGCTCGAGCGACCTCGCGGGCCGGGCCAAGGAAGTCACCGAGGGCTGGAAGACGGCCGCGGCGAAGGTGGCGGACAGGGAAAGCACAGCGCTTGTCGAGAGCGCGCTACGGCATCTGGCCGGCGAGAAAGCGGCATAGGAGAGGACCATGAAGAACGTGGAATACCGGGCGGTCAGGGGGTTGGAGCTTCGCGAGGAAGGCGGGCGGCCGACCCTGGTGGGTTACGCAGCCGTTTTCAATTCGCGAAGCGTCGACCTCGGGGGCTTTGTCGAGATCATCCGCCCGGGAGCCTTCAAGCGCACGCTCGCGGGCGGCGCCGATGTCCGGGCGATGCTGGAGCACGATCCTGGCCGCAGCTTTGCGCGCAACAAGGCCGGGAACCTGGAGATCGGCGAAGATGAGAGAGGGCTTCGGGTCAAGATGACACCGAACGATACGAGCGCCGGCCGCGACGCGATCGAGCAGGTTCGCTCCGGCGTCTTGGACTCCATGTCCTTCGGGTTCTTCCTCGCTCCTGGCGGCGACCGGTGGGACCTCACGGCCAGTCCCAGCCTCCGGGAACTGTACGACGTGGACTTGGATGACGTTTCGGTTGTCGCTTGGCCCGCGTACCCCAAGACCGAGATAGCGCTCCGGTCCCTGGAATCGGCGAAAGCGGCGGCCGGGCAGGAGCTGGCGGCGGCGATTGCCGAGAAGGAAGCCCGCGGGCGGCGCCTGCGACTATTAGAAAGGGGTTGACACGGAGGGACCAATGGTCCCATAGTGAGAGGTGCGAGCCGTGGCGATTGAGCCGCGGCCAGATTCTAGGAGGCCAGGCATGGCATTCGCGAAGAAAGAAAAAGTCTCGATCACTCCCCCCAACATCCACCAAGCGAAGTTCCGCGTGATAGGTACGGCGCCGCTGGTGCAGAACAAGTTCTCGGCCCGCGTGCTGGAAGGCATGGCCGCGGATCAGGCCGCGGGGCCATCGGCCAAGAAGAAGGCGAAGCGCGAGCCGAAAGACTTCGACCGCTGCACCGTCGAAGCCACACACATCTCCGAAGCCGGCTGGGCCGGAATCCCCGCGAGCGCCTTCCGTACCGGCCTCATCTCGACGTGCCGTCTCCTCGGCTTCCCGATGACGCTCGCGAAGCTGAGCGTCTTCGTGCTCGCCGACGGCTACGAACGCGACCGCTTCGGGGTACAGCCGCTCGTGAAGATCACCAAGGGCAAGCCGCAGCGCACGGACTTCGCGGTCCGGAACGCGACGGGGGTCGCCGACATTCGCCCGCGGCCGATGTGGGCGGAGGGCTGGGAAGCCGTCGTCACCATCCGCTTCGACGCCGATCAGTTCACCATCGACGACGTGACGAACCTTCTCGCGCGCATGGGGGAACAGGTCGGCATCGGCGCCGGCCGTCCGGACAGCAAGGACTCCGCCGGGATGGGCTGGGGTACGTTCAGGATCGGAAAGGCGGCGTAGGTCATGGCAAAGACCACCCAGAAGCGCACGCAGATCGCCGCCGAACTGGAGGCCCTGGCGAAGCGCGGCCGAGGACGTCTCAACCCGCGGCGCATCGTGGAGTGGGCGCGCGAGCACCGCGCCAGCGCGTTGCACGGGTGCTTCACGTGGGACGACAGCCGGGCGGCGCACCAATACCGGCTCTGGCAGGCGCGGCAGCTCATCGTCTCCGTGGAAGTCCAGCACGAGGACGGCCGGAAGCGGCAAGTCTACGTCTCGCCCGTAAGCAGCCGCGGCCCCTCTGGCGGCTACCGGCGCCTCGTGGACGTGATGTCCGACGACGAACTGCGGATGGAGATGCTTCACCGCGCGCTGTTGGAGCTTCAGGAGACGTGCGACAAGTACGAAGACCTGTGTGAATTGGCCGGCGTGCGTGCTGCGGTCCGGCTGGTGCGGGCGGAGAAGGGGAGGGCGGCATAGGCAAGGCAGGCCGAGCTAGGCCAGGCCCGGAAGGGCGGGGCTTGGGAAAGGCCAGACAAGGGCAAGGCAGGCGTGGCAGGGCTTGGCGGGGCTTGGTTTGGCGTGGCCCGGCAAGGCGGAGCGGGGCGAGGTGAGGCTGAGCAGGCAATGACGAACATCGAACTGAAGGCGCTACGAAAACAGCTCGGGCTCTCCATGACGAAGGCGGCAGCCCAGGTCCATGTAACCGCGCGGACCTGGGCCAGGTGGGAGGCGGGCGACCGTCACTTGCCCGAGGCCATCGTCCACCTCTTTTGCACCCTGAACAAGATTCCATATAAGGGGGCTTGACACAGATCAGACACTAGGCGTAGAGTCCAATCAGTTCAGGTCGCGCCCCTGGTAGCCCTGACGGGCAGCTAGACGGCGCCACGGAAGCAACCCGCCCCTGACAGGGCGCGAGGCTCCCAAGGCATCGAATCGGGTTTCGATGCCGGGTGAGAGCATCGCGCCTTTTTGGCGTTCTGAGCCTCTCCCGGATCGGCCCACCAGGGAGAAAGCTCATGACCCTCGCCGAACGCCAGGCCGAACGATTCAGGCTCGTGACCCAGATGCGGGTTATCAACGACACCGCCGAAGCCGAGAAGCGCTCCTTCAAGCCCGAAGAGGCCGAGGAGTACCGGAAGCTTGAGGCCGACGTCGAGACCCAGGACGTGGAGATCCGGAGCATCGAGGAGCGCGAGACGCGAGCCTCGAAGCTGAAGGACCTGGAGGCCCGCGCCACCGAGCCCGGGAAGCCGGCGACGAAGCCGACGCCCGAAGCCGAGAAGCGGTCGACGTCGACCAACCCCCTGGCCTCGCCCGAGTACCGGGACTTGTTCCGGGCCTACCTCGCCGGCGGGATGGGCGCGGCTCAGCAGCACATGGCCGAGAAGCGGGTCGAGACCCTTCAGGTGGGGCTCTTCACCAAGGCCGGCGCACTGGTCGCCCCCGAGTCCCTGGTGGGCGAGCTCATCAAGTTCGTGGACGAAACGGTTTTCATCGACCGCTTCGCCCGCCACTTCCGATTGGAGCGCGCCCTGAGCCTGGGCGTGCCCACCCTGGACACGGACATCGACGACTTCGATTGGACGGCCGAACTGCTCACCGGCAGCCAGGGAGACATCGCGGTCGGGAAGCGCGAACTGCGGCCCCACCCGATGGCCAAGAACGTGAAGATCAGCAAGACCCTCAACCGGATCTCTTCGATTCCCATCGACCAGCTCGTGGGCCAGCGCCTCGGCTACAAGGTGGCCGTCACCCGCGAGAAGGCGTTCCTCACCGGGGACGGGAACCAGAAGCCCCTGGGCATCTTCACCGCCAGCGCGAACGGCGTTCCCACCTCGCGCGACGTCTCGACCGACAACACGGCCACGGCGATGACCGCCGACGGCCTGATCGAGGCCAAGCACTTTCTGAAGGCCCAGTACTGGAACGGGGCCCGGTGGGTCTTCCATCGCGACGGGATCAAGAACATCCGGAAGCTGAAGGACGGGCAGGGCAACTACCTGTGGCAGCCCGGCCTCGCCGGCTTGTCGGGTCAGGGCTCGACCATCCTCGATCTGCCCTACGACATCTCGGAGTTCGCGCCCAACACCTTCACGGCCGGGCTCTACGTCGGAGCCCTCTGCTTCTGGCCCCTCTACTGGGTGGTGGACGCGCTGGACATGACGGTCCAGTACCTCGACCAGCTCTATGCCGCGACGAACACCGACGGCTACATCGCTCGCATGGAAACGGACGGCGCGCCCGTCCTCGCGGAAGCGTTCGTCCGCGTGAAGCTCGGCGCGTAAGGAGAGATCATGTTCTCGAAGCAGAATCTCGTTTCGCAAGTCCTGGGCTACTTCGCCGCCGGCACCACGAAGCGCACCTCGACAATCCTCGACATGGCCGGCTACGACGGCGTCCTCTTCGCCATCGGCCTAGGGACCATCATCGAAGACGGCACCCTGGACGGCTTCGTCGAGCAGAACATCATCAACGACACGTCCGGCATGGCGCGGGTCGCCACCACCACCGCCCACACCGTGACGGCTGCCGACGCTGCCAAGACGCAGTCCTGCATCTTGATCGACGTCTACCGGCCCCAGGAGCGCTACCTCCAGTGCAACATCACGCCCGCGGTGCAGAACGCCGTGGTCCTGGGCATCGTGGCTATCCGGTACAACGGCCGCGTCAAGCCCGAGACCCAGGACGCCACGGTCCTGAAGCAGACCGAGCTGGCTTCCCCGGTGGAAGCGTAGGGGCCGGCCCATGAAGCGGCTTCACGTCGTTCTGGCCCTGGTGGCGCTCGCCCTCGCGGGCGTGGCCGGGGCCCAGTACAACGCCAAGGTCTACATCGAGCAGGGCGCGGCAAAGATGGTCGTCGCGTCCGGCGGGGAAATTGAGGTGCAGTCGGGCGGGACGTTGGACATTCAGTCCGGCGCCACGTTGTCGGCTGGCAGCATCTCGCGAGCGACCCTGACCGAGGATGCCCTCGCGATCTACGGGATTCCCATCTCGCAAATCGTCGGCGTCGACGGCGCCGCGCTCACGGCAGCCGAGACGGCGGGGACGTTCGATACCACGGTCGGCACGAACACCCTGCTCGCCAACGGCGAAGTCACGGACAACGAGACCGAGGTCTCCGTCGCCTACTTCCAGTTCGTTCTCCCGCCCGAGTACGTGGCGGCCGGAGACTGCACGATTCGGCTACCCGCGGCGTTGATCGCCACAGACGCCGCGGTCAACAACGGTTCGACGCTCGACGTGGCCGTCTACGAGCAGAGCGATGCCGGCGCCGTCGGGTCAGACCTGAGCACGACCACAGCCGCGGCGACGTTCGCTGCGTTGGACACCTGGTACACCAAGGATTTTGTCATCACGGCCACCGGGCTCCTGGCTGGCGATGTGCTCAACGTCAAGGTCACGTCCAGCGTCGTGGACTCCGAGGCTGGCGGCGGGACCCTCGTCCTCAACCTGGCACCCCCAAAGGTGCTGATCGACGTGAAGGGGTAAGCGCTCATGTGGGTCAAGCTTCGCACGATCGCCGCCGGGCCCGACTTCGTGGGCAAGCCCGGCCAGGTTATCGAGGTGGACGACAAGGTGGGGGCCGCTCTCGTCACAGGCGGCTACGCGGAAAGGGTGTCCAAGCCCACGCCCCCAGCTCCTCCACTCTCCGACGAGGAAATCGCGGCCTTCCGCGAGAACCGCAAGGAGAAGGCCACCGCATCCACGAAGGGCAAGGAGAAGGCCACCGCTCCCGACAAGGAGTAGGCCCTAGGTGTGGACCACCTCTCTCATCACGGCCGCGGCCTCGGAGCCCCTGGATCTCGCCGAGGTCGCGTCACATCTCCGTCTGTCGGCCGACGAGCGGACGGCCCAGGAGACGCTGCTCTCGACCCTGCTGGCGAGCGCCCGCGATCGCTGCGAGCGCTTCACCGGCCGGGCTCTCATCTCGCGCGAGCTGGAGCTGTGGCTCTCGCACTGGTGGGAGGAGGGCATTTTTCGGGATGGACGGCTTCGGCTGCCGTGGCCGGTGGTCTCCGAGATCGACACGGTGAAGTATCTGGATCCGAGCGGGGTTCTTCAGACTTTCTCGGCCGTGACGGGCTGGGCTGCCGAGTTGCCGGAGGGGGACCACGCGCCGCGGGCGGAAATCTACCTTCGGACTGGTCAATGCTACCCGCCGGCATTGTGTCAGCCCGGCTCGATCGCGATTACCTACACCACGGGGTACGGGGATGCGCCGGAGGATGTCCCGGGGCAGATCAAGCACGGCCTGCTGATCTGGATCGCGGAGGCGTACGCCAGGCGCGAGGAAGCGACGCAGGGGACGATTTTAGCTACCAACCCCATCGGGGCGGAGCGGTGCTGGCAGGACTTCCGACGGAGCGCGGCCTGATGGACGCGGGCCGGAAGGACAAGCTGATCCGCCTGGAGCGCATCGGGGCCGAGACGCGCTCGCCCACGTCTCGCGTGGTGACCCGGTCCTGGGTGCTGGTCGAAAACCTCTGGGCCAAGGTGGACGCGGAGGGCGGTCACGAGGCCCCGGTGGCCGGCCAGCCTGCGGCCCTGGAGCGGCTCACGTTCACCGTGGGCTACGCGCCCGGGCTGTCGCCCTCCGAGGAACTGCGAATCGTCTACCAGGGCCGCGCCTTCGACATCGAGCGAGTCGAGGAGCGAGGCCGCCGGGTGGATTCGGTGATCCACGCCGTGGCCCGCGCCGAGAAGTCCGTAGAGGCCGTGGCATGAATCAGACCCACTTCGAGAACATGGATCAGGCGTTCGCCGCGATCGACGGACTTGGGGAGCTGGCCGCGCGTGAGGTCTCGGTCAAGGCCCTCACCGACGCGGGGCGCCCGATCAAGGAAGACATCGAGCGGCGCCTGGAGCCTCACCGCTTCTCGGGCGCGCTCGCCGCGGATATCGCCATCACGGAGAGCACCGAAGCCGCGGGACAGGGTGAGGTGGCGGTGCTCATCGGCGCCAAAGACGAGGCCTACAAGCTGTTCTGGTTGGAGTATGGAGCGCCGGGGAACAACCAGCCCGCGACGCCAATCATCCGCCCCGCGTGGGACTCCGGGCGGAACGACTACGTGCGGCGCGTGGTTGCGAGCTTCAGCGAGGCCTACCGCTCGGTCGTGGCCAAGTACACGAGGGCCGCATGATGGCCGAGCAGGTCATCGGCACCATGCTCCTAGCCGCGGCGCCAGTGACCGCCCTGGTCGGGGCCGGAGACGCCGCGCGCATCTACCCCTCGGACAAGGCGCCGCAGGGCGGGCCGCTGCCCTACATCACCTACCAGCGGATCTCGGGCCGTACGGTCGTGGGGCTCACCCTCGAAGGGGCCTACGGGCTCGACGCGATCCGGGTGCAGGTCAACGCCTGGGACGCGATGACCGGCGGCAACGCCTCCGCGCTGGCCCAGAAGATCCGCCAAGCCCTGCACGGCGCCACCGCCGACGGGCCGGCTGTCGTGCAGTGCTCGGCGCCAGCGGACTTCCCGTCGGACGAAAAGCTCCAGATCGAAGGTGCCCGAGTGGACGTCATCGTGACCATGAACGAAGCGGCCGAGGCCGCATGAGGAGAGCAAGCATGAAGCAGTCCAAGCTGTTCCGGGGCCTCGCCATCGTCGCCGCGCTGGTCGTCGCCATCCTCTCGCAGGGAGACGCGCAAGCCGCGCTTTCGGGCCGGATCTCCAACACCGCGGCCATTCTGTTCTCGACCGCGCAGGACTCTGGGACCGCGACCTGGGATTACGGCGCAGCGGGTACGTTTTCGATCACGCTGACCGACGGCTCGACCATCAACAAAGCCAACAAGATCCACATCGACACCATCGCGACGGGTACCAGCTACGACCTCGACGCGGGGACGCTGGTCAACCCCCTGGGCGTGGCCCAAGCCGCATTCACGCGCATCGTTTCGATCCGGGTGTGTGCTCCGGCGGCGAATACCGTTGATGTCGCGCTGTCTGGCGATTTCCTGCTGACCAAGTATTTGGGCGGCTGGGCGGACGACGCGATCACCATCCCCGTTCACCCTGGCGGGTGCTTCCTGTTCACCGCCCCGAGCGCGACGGGAGTAGCGGTGACCGCGACATCGGGCGACGTGCTGACGGTGACGCCCGACGGAACCGAAGTGGCGTACGTCGCAATCATCGGCAGCTAGGCCCCGGCAAAGGTAAGGAGAGCACATGGCAAACGCTGACGCCCAAACCGGGTACAAATCCAAGGTCTTTCGTGGCGGCGATAAGGTCGAGCACGTCCAGACGTTCGACCTCCCTGAGCCGTCGGTGACCCTGATTGACGCTCCGGAGCTGGAGCAGGATAACAACTCGGTTCCGAAGCTCGGTGGCTCGACCAACTATGGCGAGTTCACGATCACTTGCGTACAGGACAAGTTGTCGACGGTCCAGAACGCGATGATGCAGACCTTCTTGACTGGGGACCGGACTCCCGAGGCATGGACTGCCCTGGACTGCGACCCGGACTCTGGAGACACCGACTTCACCTATGCCTTCAGCGGGTTTATCTCGGGCGCGAAGCCGGGCCCGTTCGAGACAGGAGCCGCAAAGCTGATCGTCTACAAGATCACGCTGAGCACCGGAATCAACCGCACCCCGTAGGGCCGGAATGAATCCCGTTGAGGTGCCTCCCGACGCTACCGCGTTTGTCAGTGGCGGCGTCACCCGCTATCTGTACATGGGCCTGAAGGAGATCAAGGCCGTACAGCAGAAGTGGGGACTGGATCGGAAGCCGGGCGAGTCTCAGGAGTCCTACGCGAAGAAGTGCGTCACCTTTCAGGAGCGCATGAACTCCCAGGAGTGGGAGGACAGGCGAGACATCATGCTCGCCTGCCTCGGGCCTTGGGCAGCGGCAGCAGGGAACGGCGCTGGCCCCGTCCAGATCAGCGAGGACGAGGCGCTCCGGATCTTCGAGGGCGCGCAACTCCACGACCACAAGGGCAGGGGGAAGCGATTCGCCCCGGCCTACCGATTCGCTGCACTCTGGAACCGGTTCTCGCTCGACATGATGGGCATGGGCCCGGACGATGAGCCTGAGGAGCCGGATGGCCCAAAAGCGCCGGCCCGCGAGGGCTCGATCCCGAGCGGCTCGTCGCCGAAGGCGTAAGGTGGGGCCTCTCTCTCCGGGAGGCCTGGGGAATCAGCCCGCGGTCCCTGCGGTTGTACTGCCGCGCCAAGTTCGACGCATGGAACGATCAGCTTCGCCTCGTCACCATCGCGGCGTGGAACGGCCAGCTCTTCCACGGGCGACTTATGAGTAAGCAGGGGCTTTCGTCTGCGGCGATCGAGGAAGTCTTACCCAGGCCGCGAATGACCGCCGCAGAGAAGCGCGCAGCGCGAACCGCTGACCTCGCGCGCAAGGTCGCCGCCGTCAACGCCGTGATGCGTCCGAGGGAAGCCAGTGGCAAGCGATAAGGACGTATTCGCCGAACCACTTATCCGCCTCCGCGCCGAGAGCGCGAGCCTCAAGGCCGACCTAGACAAGGCCAAAGCGGTACTCAAGGCGGCGACCACGGACATGGAGCGGGAGACCGCCCGTGCTCTGGTACAGGGCCTGGAGAAAAAGCTCTCCGGAGTCGGCGCCGCGCTCACCAAGACGCAGAAAGCCGCCGCGAAAGAGGCGAAGCAGATCCAGGCGCACCTCGACCGGCTGAACGCCACGAAGGCGACGGCGAGCATGGCCCTGCTCGAGAAGGCCGTCACCAAGGCGGGTGGCGTCTCGAAGCTGAGCGGGGACCAGATCGGTATCCTCACCAAACAAATCGAGCGTCTCAACGCGGCTGGCGCGAAAACGCCGAAGACGCTGGTCTTGCCGAAGGCTCCGGGCGGGCTTGGTGCGGGGTTTGGGGTTGGGCTCCAGAGCGCTGCCGCCGGGCTCGCGCCGGCGGGTGCGCTCGGGGCCGGCCTGACCGCGATCGGGCCGGCAGGCTTGGCGGCGGCGGCCGGGATCGGGGCGTTTACGCTTGCCGCCAAAGCCGGATTCGACGCTATCTCGAATCTAGCCGGCGAGGCAGAGCGCTGGACGAACGTGGCCTCAGGCACCGGGCTTGGGGTCAAGGAGGTACAGCAGCTTGAGGCCTTTCTTGAGGACGCCGGATTCCAAGCGGGCGACCTTGAGAGGATCATGCGCCGACTGGCGCTGTCAATCGTCAATGGCGATGACGCGCTCGCCAAATTTGGGATTGATGTGCGTGAGCTGAAGGGGCTGGCGCCCGAGGAGCAGCTCCGCGAACTGTCCCGACAGGTGACCTCGATCATTGATCCCACCGAGCGCGCGGCGGCGGAACTGGCGGCTTTCGGACGGGCTGGACAGAAGGTAGACGCCGCGCTCCGTGGCATTGCGGCCGGTGGCTTCAAGGAAATGCAGGTTCTCAATCAGCAGACGATTGACGACCTGGTGAAGATCGACGCCGAGCTAGACGCAGCCGGCCGGGCCTGGACCGACTGGAAGAATACGGCTCTCGCGGCCATGCTGCGGGTCGCGAAACAGATCAATGACCAGGCACAACCCGGGAACCTTTTCCGGCTCACTCCGGCACAGGCCCCAGACCTACCGGCCGCCACGCCGGAGGAGCGCGAGTCCGGCGAGCGTGCGAAGCGCGCGCAGGAAGAGGCCCGCAAGGCAGCGGTCCTTGCGGCCGACGCAGAACGTAAGGCCAGGGCTGCCGCGCTGGCCAAAGAAAAGAAGGACGCAGCAGAGGCCCCGGCGCGTGCGGCCAAGGCACAGCGAGAGGCACAGCGAGAGGCCGAGGCATATCGTCGGGAACTGGAGCGCATCTCCGCGGAAGAGCGGAAGGGCGAACTCGATGCCGTCCAGCGCTGGCAGAAAGAAGAAGACGCTGTCGTCAAAACGAACACCGCGGTCAAGAAGCACCTCTCTGACGTAGAGGTCTCAATCTTCGGCACGAGCAAGGACGCTGCGTTAGAGGCGTCGATTCAGTTCGATGCCCTCCAGACCGTCATATCCCGAACCGGAAAGTCCATCCAGACGATGACCGAGAGCGACCTCAAGGCCTACGAGGCGCAGCTCGTCCGCATGGAGAAGGCGACCAGGGCCGACGCCGAAGCCAACGACGAGGTGGCGACGACCCTGGGCAACGTGCGCGCCCAGCTCCGCGAGCTGAACGGAGAGCAGGGCTTTGAAGGAATCAAGGCCCCGGTCGAAGAGGTGAAGACCAAGACCATCGAATGGCACCAACAGCTCCAGAGCATTTCCGCCCTGATTCAGTCCTTCCCGGGCGGGCTCGGCAAGGTCGGGGATGCGCTCTCCGGGTTGACGGCTGGCGGCGCCGGCATCGGGGCCGGACTGGACGCTTTCAAGAAGGCCGGGGCGGCGGGCGGGCTCTCGGGCTTCCTTGGCCAGGCTGGCGCCGTCGGTCAGATCGCGTCGGCCGCCATCGGCATCGGCTCAGCCATCGTGGGGCTGTTCAAGTCCGACCCAGTGAAGAAGGCGCAGAAGGCCGCGGGGCAGGCCCTGGGCTACGAGATCAGCCGGGAGCTGGCGGAGACCCTCCTGGCCGAGGCCAAGCGCTCAGGGCAGAGCATCGAAGCCGTGGCGAAGCAGTACAAGCGGAGAGTCCTGGCCGAGCAGGCGTCGGCGAATCGGGAGCAGCTCGAAGCCGGGGTCAACGCGGCGCGTCAGGGTGCGGAGGAGCTGTCCGGGCTCCTCGACAAGTTCGGACCCAAGGCCCAAGCCGCAGGCGGTGCTCTCGTGGCAGCCGTGGCCGCGGCGATGGCCGCGAATGGGCTGGGCGTGCTCGATCCGGCGCTCGCGAAGAATGAGCAGTTCTCGGCGGTTCAGTCCGCGGTTGGCGCCGCAGGCCAGATCACGCAGGGCCTCCGCCAGGCCGGCGGAATCGACACCGATTTCCTGCTCAATGGCGGCGCCTTCGCCGACGCGCTGCGCGAGGAGGCGGTAGCCGCCGCGCTGGCGGAAGGGAAGACCCAGGCGGAGGCGGACAAGGCGGGCCTCGCCGTGATCGCACCCCTCCTACGGGATCAGTTGAACGCGTCGCTTGAGTCTGGCCAGAAACTCTCGGGGCAGACCCAGGCGCTTCTCGACGAGGCGAAGGCAAACGGTATCGAGATCGTGGCGGATCCGATGATCGCGCTGCTGGACGAGTCCAAGGAGCAGACCGGCCTGTTGCACAAGATCGCCTTTGGCTTCTTTGCTGGAGACAAGGGAGACGAGTCGATCGACTCTCGGGCGGGAGGCCGGCAGACATTCTCCGCGGCCGGTGGGCTGGACCTCCTTACGGGCCCGCGCTCGCCGCGGCTCGACCTACAGCTCCACGCAAACGAGCGCCTGCGGGTCACCCCTGGAGTCAGCAGCGCCTCCCTGGTGGGGGGCTCGTCTTCGGGCGGCCCGGGTGGCGGGGGAGCTTCGGTCACGTTCTCGCCCAACATCACGATCAACGCCGCCCCCAACTGGACCGGGGCGCAGTTCGAGGCCAGCGTCACGGCCGCGATGACCAACGCCGTCAAGCAGGGGTCGCCTGAGCTCACGCGCGCCCTCGGCCGCAAGTATTCGAGGCCCTGAGTGCCGATCTACTCCGCAGCCTTCCGCGCCGCAATCAAGCACCGGGCAGCCAGGGCCATCCCCGTCTTCCGCGTGACCTGGCCAGACGGCGAGGAACTCTACTCGGACCGGCCCGTTGGCTTCGACCTGACCGGCCCCTGCCGCCCGTCCATCCTCTCGATCGCCCCGTTCACCTTCGGCGTCGGGCTTCGCGGTGGCGGCGTCGCATTCTCGGAGACGACCATCGCTCTCGACAACCACGGGGGGCGACTGACGCGAAAGATCGAGGGCACCGTAGACCCGGCCGGCTCGGTGGCATCACTCTCGATCGCGCTTCCGGAACTGGTCGAGGAGGACTGGCACGTCGCACTTGCCGGCGTCATCGGCAAGCCGGTCTATCGGGATCGCGCGGTCGAGATCAGGCTCCGCGCAAACGACGCCCCGATGCGGGGCATGATGCCCAAGGCC